CGGCGTTGAGGAAGAACCTGAAGGTCTTCTGTACGTTCACGCTCGCGTTGAGCGGATCGGCAGCAGTCTTCACAACATCCAGTTCAAGTGTACGCTTCGTCGTACCCAGCGAGTTCTTCGCAGGGATATGATTGACGCGCACGAGAACCGTGTTGTCGTCCTTGGTGTAAGTAGCGCCGTGCTCGAGCGTCCCCGTTTTCGGGAGCGAAAGAGCGACACCACCTACGGTGATTGCGACTGGATCTGCGAGTGCCATGGCATAATTCCTAACAGTAGGTTAATAGCTCGCCTTTTGAGCAAGCTTACTTAAGGCCCTTGGAAAGCCCAAGAGCTAGTAGAATGGCCCATTGTGACTCTGAGAAAGAATCAGGGTTGATGCCAAACCCGAAGGGTGAAGCGGCGACGCGCGATTTAACATGCGCGCCGACAACTATCTGTAGAGGTTCGGACGCTTTAGCCCAGGTTGTTGTACCTGTGCGGCGCCAAAGACCAAGTGGGAACGTAATCTCCTTTTCGGAGCGCGTTTCCCGCATAAGATAGCCGTATTGCATCACAATGCCATCCGACCACGACGATATATTGGCAAGAACATCGCCAAAATTGAACGCGTAATCGGCTAGCCAACTCCACGGTTGCAGGTTCCAAAGAACCTCAGGGTCGAGTCGAGTGCCCAACAAGGCATTCGCGTTAGACTCGAACTCTGCGAGACGTTGATCAAGATAGGGGAGCTCCGGATCGTAAATCCGAAAAGCGCCACTGAAGTAACTTTTGGTCACTGTTCTTGTAATCTCGACTGGGGTATAAGTCATAGACCTTGTACCAAAGTACGACTTGCCCCCGTAAGGGGTGCCGGTCGTTAGCTCGTACGAGGACGTGGAAACAGGTTTTGACAACTGCTCCACGGTACTTATATCCGTGTCAAACTGGTAGCGACGACGAACCAACCTGTCGAGCTCTCGCTCGTACTGCTGTAAAGCAGCGCGAGTTTCAAGCACGACCCCAGCTAAAGCTTGGACATCCCTCATTATGGGAGCCCAGCCAAACTGGGCGTTCAAGTACTCTTGAGAACCGTTGCGAAACAGCTCTTTTAGAGTATATGAACGTTCGATCAGCGAACCCATTAGTTTAGGCCATGCCTTTACATTACGGAGTTCGCCAATCGTTACAGCGAGGTCGATTGTCG